TACTGCAAGCCTTTTATGACTCGTAGCATCTGTTCTTTGAGATACTGCTGTGCTTTAGCATCTTTCGATACTTCATGAGCCGCCCTAATCGCACTATAACCACCTCTTGTATTCATTAAGTGTTCATAGATTGGTGTAGGGTAAGCACCCGGCGCACTTGGTTGTGCTACCACATCAACTGTGATAATTTCAAATCCGTTAACTTCTCCAGAGGATTCATTAACTTCACCTGCTCCTCGTGAACTGACTCCCAGTTTCACACCTGACTGTAACATGGTTTTGACAAGATTACCCATCGGGGTAGGTAAAATTTTCATCTTACCAAACCCGTTTGGGCCATCCATCCACATATCAGTAATCATATGTGATACACGATCTAAATTGACCTTTAAATCATCTGGGTGATCAACTTCACCTAGAACTGAATAACCGCCGTCGATCTGATCCTTGAGTGTTTTAACAGCGTTGCCTATCTCGGAGACAGGGTAGATTCGCTGGTTAGCGTTTTTAACACCACCCTGAATACAGATGCCTTTTAAGTAAAGGTCTTTTGAATCCCCTTCACCTTTAGACTCAAGGGTGACTTGCGCCTGATCGAACGTAAGATGTTCTCTTAAGTATGCCATATTGGCTAACTCCTAATTACTCAGCACTCTTTGGTGCAGATGTCTTCTTGAAAGTGTCTCCGGCTTTAGCACCTGGTTCATTCTCGAAAGATTTTCCCATGTCCTTTGGCTTTTGAGCACTACCGCCCTTTTCTTCACCACCACCAATTGCATGTGCTTTAGCATCGTTAGGTGCTTTAGCATTACTTGCTACTGGACTAGTAGTGTTATCAGAACCTTCGGAATTTGATGGAGCAGAAACTTTTTCTACGTATTCACGCATAGTTTCGCCAGCGGATTTTGCTTGTTTTGCTTCATCTACAACTTCTGCTTCTTCGTCTTTCGACTCAATAGCAGGTTCAAATGCTTCCTCTTCGGCTTCTTCTGATTCTTCTTCGTCACCTTCTTCGCTTTCGTCCTCATCACCTTCTTCTTTGTCGCCCATCATGGCTTCAAATTCTGATTTAAGGTCGTCTAATGCGTCTTCAAGGTCTACAACACGGTCTTCGATGTCATCATGTGATTCTTCATGATCATCCATTTCACCGTCTTTGTCGAAATCCATTTCGTCGTCTGCTGGCTCGTCTGCGATATCTTTCATCATCATATCTGTTGCATCACCGCCAACTTCTTCAACTGACTCTTCTTCAAAGTTTTCATCAACTTTGTCTTCTTTTTCTGATTCTTCAGTTGCTTCTTCAACTTCGTCTTCTTTAGACTCTTCAGTTGCTTCTTCAACTTCTTCATCTTTTTCCTCAGACTCAATTAGTCCTTGGTAAATTTCTTTTGATTTCTCAACCACGATATCGTGGAAAAGTTCTTCTGCTTTCGCTTTGTCTTCGTTTACGAGAAGATCAAGCAGTTGTTCAAATTTGCTTGTATCTGACATTGTATTATCTCCTTTATTTAAATTGTTAGGCAAGGCTGTCCACTGTATTTACGAAAAAACCACTTTTACCAGTGGAAATAGGTGTATTTTCTGCATTTTTGAAAAAATGCTTATTTTTTGAGGTCATTTTCGAACTCATCATATGTAATTGTTTTAAAATTATCATAATTATTTAACTGAGCAGGGCAAAAATCCCCACTATTAGTTACTCTTTTGAACTGTATTTTCGGATTAGATGTGATTGACTTTTCAGTTTGCCGTAGCCAATTACCATAATATGTTGCAGGTTCTGCACTTTTTTTATAATTTTTTGTATCTGCATATATGTTATTAAACCGTTTGCCGCCGTTTAATCCCATAAAATCAAAACCTAAAATATAGATTGTTTTGTGATTGTCTTCAGTTGCTTTGAATAAAGCAGTAGGCCCACTACTCCATCCTAAACTAGGTTGAAAGTAATTTAGATTTGTATACTGTTTATAACCGTTATTGTAGTTGGTCCATACTACATGATTGTGATGATATCCGTCTGCTACAATTTCGTGTACCATTTTAGGATCAACAGCGATCAACACATCCGGTTCAAAGTGTCGATACACGGCATTACATGCATAGATTGTTCCTTTTCCACGCAGTTTTTCTAGATCTAAATGTTGTCTGGAGGTACCATTACCCATTACAAACGCTGTGTTCATATGGGTATTTAAAAAGTTTTATTAAAGTGCTTGCTCTTCTTGAGCAGGTTGACCATACATCATCTGAACAAACTCTAATTCTTTGGCTTGTTCAATTTCTCTTGCTTCAGATGTGCGTCTAATTTGATTTAACTGTTCAAGTGTTAGTCTTGTTTTTCTAGTATCGGTTGGTTTGATAACAGAGATATCTCTTTGAGCATTGTAACGCTTATCGTCCTCAAAGTCTCCACCGTTTTTATCAAAATAAAAAAATTCTTTTAACAACATAATCTTATTTACCTTAAACTGTCTCGCCGCCTGGCTCTGCTCCGCCTGTATCAGGTGTGCTTACATCTGCTTCTGGTTCAGGTGAATCTGCATCTGGCTCTGTACTACCTAGTGTGTCTAGGTCTGATTGTATACCGCTAGGTGTTACACCAGCACCACGCATTTCTGTGCCTGCACTTGTATTATTAATATTTTCATTTGTGTTTTCTTCACGCCACATTGCTTCGTTTTCTGCAACTTCTTCTTGTGAAAGACCTAAGAATCTCTTAAGTGCAAAGCGTTTACTCATGTAAGGTACTTCTTGTAGTGAAGCAAACGTGTTTACTCTTGCATTATCCATTTCACTTTGTCTGTATGAAGCAAAGTTTTGTGGTGGATTCATGCGTAAGTCAAATAAATTGTTGTCTATATTAACACCTTTAGCGTTCATATACATCTTAAACTCTTTATCAAAGATATATGCAACTAGGTTTTGCAATCTTACACAATATTTGTTAAATCTTAACTCTTGAATATAAGCAGTGCCTACCCTACCGTCGTTATACTGAGCGGCAGAATCGTCTGCACCGGTAGGTAAGTAAGAACTTGGAATACGTAAGCCACGGAATAACTTATTAGTAAAGTACTTGAGGTCATCAATTTCACCTAAGTTAGTACCGCCAGGTAGTGTTTCTACCTTAGAACCACGTCCTTCTGCTGTTTGTGGAAAGAAATAGTCCTCATTAATTGATAGTGGATTAAAACTAGCGTCAATAACGTTAGTACCACCGCCTGTTGCTGACGGAATTCTACGCTGATGAATTTCATTTTTAATTCTTTCAACAAATCCCATAGCAAGGTGAGTAGGCATATTACCTACGTCGATGTAAAATACTCTTCTTTCCGGTGCTCTTTGCACACGGTAGATAATAATTGCATCTTCAAGTAATTCTTTCTGCTTATAAACCTTGAAAACACTTTCTAATAAACTGTTACCAAACGGGAAATTTCTATCTAAGCCTTCTGATAGTGATAAATGTACCACATGTTCTGCTTCAATAGCGGCTTGATTTTGTGCTTTTTCAAATCTAGTACCTGCTTGTTGTGGTACTGTACCAACAAAACCTCTACCCATTGCACCTCCGGTAGTTGTATAGTCAACTTGACCTGTGCTGGCGTTTGGATTCTTTTGTGAAACTGTTAAATTTTGAAAATTTACATTAATGTCACTGATAACATACTGCTCAGGTGTTTTACCTTCGCTTTCATTTACAATAACTTTGTTTACTTTTGCAGGATCAATATGAAATAGTTTAAAGTTTTCTGGATCTCTAATAAAAAATGCATCACCATACTTGAATACATTACGCATCACTCTAAAAATACGTCTGTCAAATTGGTTTAAATCAACCCACTGTTGCAAATACTGTTTTAGAATCTTAGTTTCAGTGCCTGTGGCTTGTTGTTTGAAGAAAAGTTGGAATGGTGTTTTGTTTTCCATGTTTTCTTGTGTACAAAATTCTGCTAGAATATCAAGTGCGGCATTTACTTCACTGTCCGTATCCATTGTTTCATATTGACCATAACGTTCGATACGATTTGGGTGTCCTGAATAAACATCTGGAAGGAAACTAGAATAATTCGTCCTTGCGGGTCCTGCTTGTCCTACACCAGAGATTGGACTAGTTTGTCCTGAATTATCTACCGGTTTGTATTCTTGAAAGTATTTTTTCCAACTCATCCTATTTTCCTAACTGTATTGTTCAACAGTTGATATAACCTGTCTTGTTAAACTATTTTGTGTTTCCATTTTACCTGCTAACATATTTAACGCTTCTATTAATTTTACATTACCTTCACGGTTGCTGTCAACCATTCTATTTGCCATATTGCCTATTCCATCCGAAAATGCACCGGTATTTGGAGTATTTTGTGACATAACACTGTTTGCTCCTTGTGCTATTGCTCCAGAAACTAGGTTATTAAGTTGACTTTCGTTAAGAACTGCTTCTCTACCATGCAACGTTGCAAGTGTGCCGCGGCCAAAATCATTCAGCACACTACCATAGCGGCCAAATGTTCCAACGTTTAGTTGTTCGTTATCTTCTAGTGTTTGTCTGTACTGTTGTAATTCCTGTACCATTTGGGCTATTATTTGTTCATAGTTTTCGCCAAACATTTCAATTAACTCTTCTTCGTCTTTACCTCTAAGTTGATTACTTAGATTTTGATACATCTGCTGATCACCTATTTCACTCCCAAAGAAATTTGTTCTGCCAGAGTAATCTTGAGATAGGTATTTGTTCATAATATCTATTGCACCTAATATAGGTGCATTAGGATCACCGGCGGCTTTACCAAATAGCGGAACACCGCCTGTAGTAAGACGTTCTAGATCTGCTGTTCTTTCGGCCTCTGTTCTATTATCTACTGTATCATCATCTTGGTTAAGCACTCGGTTTGCTTGTGTGTTAGCAATATCTCCTGAACTAATACCAAATGCAATACGCATTAATCTACTATTACTCATCATGATAAACATTTCATCTAACAATTGATTAAACTTACGTGTTATGTAAGGAATGAATCCTTCTGCTTCAATATCGGCATTAACTTCTCTAATAAAATCACCAAAAGAATTTAATCCAGCAATAAATGTAGGATCAGTTAATATGCTTACAAATGTTTGGTCTAGTGAATCTCTAAGAGTTTGTATTATTGAATTTAATGAATTAAATGCTTTTTGTAACGGACTTTCGACTCCTAGGTTACTAGCAACTTCTGTAATTCTACCGCTGAACAGGTTAATACCGTAGATTAATTGACTGCCGGCAAACCCTCCTTCAGTCATTGTAATTGCGGAAAATAATCCACTATTTGCATCAGCATATGCTCTGTTTGCGTTAGCAAAGCCTACCATTTGGCTGTTTACTTCGTTGCCAAACATTTCAAGATTGCCGTTGAACGAACGTGCAGAACTGTTTAGATTGTTTAATAATGAGCCAAAGTCTCTGTTAAGACTCAACATGTTTGCGGCTTCATCTGTTACAGGAGCAATACCTAATATACTTGCCATCATTGCTTCGCGGCCAGCGTCACCAAAACCTGATTGTACAGTGTCAAGGATAATGCCAAACCTATTTCTAACATCTGCTGGCATTTTAGCAAGTTCGTTTTGAAATGCTCTGTTCATGTTAGCACGATCAACACCTTCTTGTAATTGATCTGCTTGCTTACCAGTAAGTTCTGATAAACGTCTCATAGCCTTAGCATAGTTTCCACTCATTACTGTGAGTTGATCTCTACTCATAGTTTCTCTTGCAAGTCCTAGTGCGTTAAGAGAAAAGAATCTCATAAATGATTCTGTTTGTTCTTCAAAACTTAAACCAAATCTTTGTAGCATTGAACTGTTAGCGGCAAATGCTTGTGCGTTTGCTTCAACTGCCATACTAGCACCACGTGTGGCAGTTCCTAAAAACGCAAAACTCTCACTGTTTGCAGTAAGTTGACCAGCAATCATGTCTAATGACACACCTGCTCTAGTACCAAAACGTGTCATTATTTCTAGTCTATCGCCAAATGCAATACCACTAGTTGTTAATTGTTGAAATGTAGTATAGTTTTTGTATAGTAATTGTGTTACAGCATGTACAGCACTACCAAGATCGCCAAAAATCCATGGAAGACCTTCTAGAGACTTTGTTAAATCTGTGACTGCCGGTTGTGCCGCAATAAAACTTGTCCCTAGTTTTGCCGCACCGGCTATTCCACTTGAAAATAATTTTAAACTGCCTGTTGCAAAACCTATACCAGCACTAAGTGCTTTAAATCCTACATTTACTAGGTTAAGATTTTTACCCATAGAAAGCATACCAGCCGCGGTTCCTGCCGCTCCGCCAGCGGCCGCACCAGTAGCACTGCCTGGCTGATCTTGGATAGCCTCTAGAATCTTTTTCATTGTGGCTTCTTCAGCCGCACCAGTTAGTTCTATTCTTTCTCCGTTAAAATCAGCATATACTGCCATATTCTAAAAATCCCCATTATATACGTATATAAATACTTTTGCTAAATTATAGCATAACGTTATTTATAGAGGATAGCAACCATGGAAAATCAAAGCGTTTTAAGCAAGTATAAACGCCAACCAAAAATATACTTGAAACTGCCAAGCGGCGGCAAATGGTATCCTAAAAACCCTATGGAAAAATCGGGTTCGGGAGAACTACCAATTTACTCAATGACTGCAAAAGACGAACTAATGATCAAAACGCCAGATGCACTAATGAGCGGCGAAGCAACTGTGGAAGTTATCAAAAGTTGTTGTCCTCTAATTGATGATCCATGGAGTATGCCTGCAATTGACTTAGACGCTGTGCTTATTGCTATTCGTATTGCTACATACGGTGAAAAAATGGAAATGACTGTTCCAATTAGATATAAAGAAGACGGAAAAGAACAGGTTGGCAGTGAAACTATTGAAATTGACCTACGCGAACTGCTAGATAAAATGCAAGGTAAAATTTGGAATGACAGTTTAACAGTTGGTGATTTAACGTTTACACTGCACCCGCTAACCTATAAAGAAAGCACAGGATTCTTTATGAGCACGTTTGAAAATCAACGTCTTGCACAAATGATGCAAAACGACAAACTCAACGACTCACAAAAAATGGAAGCGTTCAAAGAAGGTTTTAAGAAACTAAGTCAAATGACACTGGACATGATTGTAACGCACATCACTCAAATTGAAACACCAGAAGGTACAGAAACAAATAAAAATGCAATTAAAGACTTTTTTAATCAAACTGACAAAGACACATTCAGTGCTGTGCAAGAGCATTTAGATAAAGTCAAAAAAGAGTGGGAAACACCTGCAACAATATTTAAAGTTCCAGACGAATATGTAGAGAAGGGAGCACCGGAAACTATTAACGTGCCAATGGTGTTTGATAACTCAAATTTTTTCGTATAAAAGTAGTCACACTCTCGCTTTCTGAGATTGATGCCTACGTTAAAGATTTAGAAAAACAAACCGAAACTATTATTGACGATCTAGTTAAATTGTGTTGGTATATGCGTGGTGGTTTACAACTTAAAGATGCTTATAGTACTACCTATGAAGAAAGAAAAGCAATAGGCAAAATGGTAGAAGCAAATCTCAAAACAACCAAAGAATCACACCTTCCGTTCTTTTAATTTACTTAACTGATTTAAAAAGAGTTTTTAATCTTGTACGACCGTTTTGGTCTTGCAGACTTTTTACTACAGCGTTAATAATTGGTGCTACTGCTTCACGTTCTTTAGTATTGGTTATTGGATCACCTTTTACTAGTTTTTGTAATCCTTTTACTGCCATGTTAGGACTTTCTATACCAAGTTCACTTTTCATAAAGTTAATACCTTGCTTGGTCATTTTTTCATCATCATTACCATCGGCGCCGCCTGCTAATTTGTTAAATTTGTCACTGACTGCTTTACCAACAGTTCCTAGCGGATCGCTACCTGCCTTATAACCCGTTTTCAAACCTTTAGCAATATTTCCTGAAATGTTAGTTGGTTCTTTTTCACTGCCTGCTTCTGGTTCTTGTTGCGTATTTTTAACGCCAAACTTTTGTTTAGCCGCTTTAATTTCAGCCGGTGTTGGTGAATTACCTTTGATGTCTACTTTAATAATGTTTCCATCGCCCGGATCAAAATTCATAAATCCTTCAGTAACACTGTCGGCTTTTGATGTTGCTGTGCTTTCAATTGGTACCCATGCTTTTTTTACAGGATCATATTTGTATCCAAGTTCAGCAAATTCTTTTTCTTGTTGGTCTTTAGCCTGTTGTGTTCTTGCTTTGTTTGTAAATGCGCCAGGTTTAAGATCTTTAATAGTGTCAGTAGCAAAACTGTGTCTTACTACAAACTCTATTATTTTTTTAACTATATTATCATCTAATGGTGTATCCGCTTTGATATCAACTGCTTCGTACATACCTTGTTTGAAAATTTGATCGTAACCGGCTCTGTAATTTTGTTCAGGTGAATTTTGTTTTACTTTATTAAAATCTATTGTATTATCTGGTTGATTGGAATTATCTTGCTCTGGTTCTGCTTCAGGCTCTGCCTGTTGCGGTTTAGCATTTTTTAGTTTTTCTGCTTCTTCTGCCGCATTAGCAACATCGGTTAGTGTTTTAAATCCTGTTTTTGGAGCCTTTGGTCCAATCGGATATCCACTGCCTTTTAAGAAATCTAGTAAATTTTGGCCTGTGGCTCTTTGTGCAGGAGTTGCAGTATAGTATGTTTTATATTCTTTGTACAGTGAATTAACAGCACTTTGTACTTTGCTTTCCTGTGCTTGACTAGCACTAAACATACCTTTAAGTGCAGTTCCCATTCTTTTAAGTAAACCAATTGGGGCTTCTTCTAGTTCCTGAGACTCTGTGATTACAGCAATTTCATTAATTTTCATACTTCTTCTCCTACTGTTATTTATATTATCACCGAACTAGACATCAAAAACCAAATAGCGTAGTTTAATACTCATAACTACTTACCTAAATATTCACACTATGATAACCAAATACGTTGTGTACGAAAATCAAAAGGAGTTTACAGTGGCTAATTCACAAGAAGAAGCCAATACCTGTATAGAATGTTTGCGTATGCAAAATCCAAATAACGAATACGAAATAAAGGAGATTCAAATAAGTGCAGTTAAACCGGGATTCGGAAGAGATCCTGATTTACATTGATGATCCTTGTGACGATGTAACTCATTGGATTGGTAACTTATAGAAGTGAACTGCGTTCACTTGTGTTTATCGCTATCGCTCAAACACCACTTTCTTTTTTAAATGATTTATATGATACAGTAATTGCGAAGCAATTTAGCATCATGTAGATTGTTTCAGTCAGACGGAACCTGTTTAATGGTTCCATCTAATCTTGAACATCATGTGAGTTCGTCACAGCCAAGACTTGGAAGTAGGTTATTTGTTT